GTGGAATTGGTAGACACGTTGGACTTAAAATCCAATGAACATTAGTTCGTACGGGTTCAAGTCCCGTCCCGAGTACAAAGCAAAAACCCCAGTAAACGCTGGGGTTTTTGTGATTTTAGACCCTTGCTTTTCAACTATGAAAATCAAGCTAAATCATACAACCGAGCCTGTTACCGAACCTGTTTCAATAACAATTGAAATGTCTCAAAAGAAGTATACAACGCCTAAAATGTACATCCCGAAACGCAATGGTTCTCCTACCATTGCTTCAGGAAAGCGTTGGTATATTTACTGCTACTATCGAAATCCTGAGACCGGGAAGCTTGAGAAGACCACACTGCCAGGTAAGGGCTTAAACAGATATAAGACTGTCAAAGAACGAAAGGCTGCAGGAAAAGCGCTTATTGAAGCATACACGATAGCTCTTGCGCGCGGATGGAATCCTGTGACTCGAAGAGTGCCTAAACAGAAAAAAAGCCGGGATATGCTCTTAAAACCGGCTTTAGAGTATGCGCTTGAGATCAAATCGAAAATTAAAAAGCCTTCAACGATGACCGGTTACGAGTTTCACGTTAACCGATTTTTAGAATGGGCCAAGATCAACGGATACTTAGGTTTTAAAATCGAGCGCTTTAATGTGGATCACTTCTATGAGTTCCTGGACTATTTACGATTTGAGTACACCAATGAAAATACCGGTGAAGGTCTTTCCGGAACATCTGTAAATAATCATAAACGAAGCCTCTCCAGCTTATTCACCACCTTAAAAAATGAGCGGAAGATCTCTACCAACTTCATCAAGGATATCCCAAACTTTGATACAGACCCAGTAAACAACAAGGCCTTTACTCAGGAAGAGCTCATCAGGATCAAAAACTATTTTGAGGTAAAGGATCCTTACATGAATGCTTATCTGGCATTCATTATTTATCCTCTTTTACGACCTCGTGAAATTTGTAGATTAAAAGTGCGTGATCTGGATCTTGAACGGTTTCTTTTTTCTGTTGAAACAAAAACCCGAAAGTTGAGCACTCGGCGAATCATTAAAAAAGCACAGCCTTTTATTGATTTACTCAAGATTGAAGGCGCTCCCGGGGGTTACGAACTTTTTAGCAATCTTGATCAACCTCGAGACTGGAGCTCGGCCAAACTTACCACACGAACCAAGCACTTTAGCGATCGCTTCGGTAAGATGAAAAAGGCTCTAGGCTTCGGCCGTGAATATGGCCCATACAGCTGTAGACATACTGCAATCGTCAATCTCTACAATAATATGGCTTTGGAAGGTATGAGCGAGCAGGAAATTATATTTAAAATAATGCCTTACTCAGACCATCAAAGTGTGGCCGGTGTAAAAAATTACCTAAGAAAGCATTTGAGCATATTGCCTGCAGATCATTCAGAACTCTACACACTAGACTTCTAAATAATCTTATTGACTTCCACAGTAATTTCAATCTCCTCCTTACTGATCACGCGTTTTGCAACGCGCTCAGGGATAAATCGCGAGTTGTACGCTTGAACTTCTGAATAAGCTGTGATTTGCCGTGAAACTTCCGGAGTGCATTTGAACGTCCATTCAACGGTCCTGGTGTTCAATCTAAAGTTTAGCCAGTTCCTATAGTAATTCTCATAGCTATTGGCCAAGCCTAAAGCCCTCGGATTTGCTGCGGTATTTTTACCATCGATCAACCCACCGTACAATCCAAGCTGCAACTTCGATTTGTCGTCGGTGATCATTTGTGCCGTTGAAATACCTTTCAAACTGTTGTTAGGCATTGGTGCCAAATTTATAATAATCTCGGTTGTGTCCGGTTGCTTGCTGTAATTCTGCGTTGCTGACCCCAAACGATCTACGTATACTGCAGTGTTATCAAACAGGTCATTGTCTATTTCTTGAAATTTCAGTAAATAGGTCTTGTCCTGATTATTGGTTATCCTGGGCTCTCTGATCTCAAACGACTTTAGATTTACCTTTGGTCTAGTCTTAAGCTCCGTTTCGATTTTATTAACCACTGCCTGACCATTAACAATCCTTAAATCGTAATTTCTATAGTTGCGAATTGCCGTAAACAATTCGCCAAAGGTGATATCCGGAACACAACGATTTAATTTTACCTCTTCAGGAGTGAGTAAGGTAGGCTGTGCCTCGTTGCTTGCATTGTAGGAAGTGACTTTTGAAATGCTTAAATCTAATATTAGCGCATCGAGAATAGTCTCACCGTCAACGATGCTTGCGTAAAACTGATCTGCAGAAAACTTTAATTCGCCTGTTTCACCATAAAAAACCTCAATCGTTTCATTTAAGGTATAATATTCTTCCAAATATCCGCGCGGTGAGCGTTGTGCAGTAAATAGTTCGATTCCATCAAACTCCAACTTTGCCACGGTATCATTTCCAAATGATCGCATAATTATATTACCCGTAACCGTATATTTTCCGGGCTCCGTAATTTGCTGTATTTTTTGGTAGGTCCCATACTTCCTGTATTTGTAGTAATAGCCCAACTCTTCACGCAACTCATCATACTCATCTGCATTCATCTGCACATTGATAGGCTCATTCGTGATTGTGGTATAATAATCTGACAAACACGTGATGAATGCTTTTTGCAATTCGGGATCCTTAAGGATATCGCCGGCAAGCTCATAGCCGGCATCTGCAAAACCTTCCCGGAGAACATACAACAAGAATGGCATCGGCTGCATCACATTGCGGTTGATCTGAACATCATTCTCCGTATCGTATTCGTTCTGGAGGAAGGCAGAACCCACCCGATTATTGATGAAGCCTTCAAAATACGCCCACTGATCTGTGTCAGTGTCATATTTACCATCTGGAGGAATGACCTGCGGAAAACAAAAATTCACCGTTGGCCAAGTGAGATCTGCATAAGTTGCTGCCAAATCATAAATAGTTGGCGATGGTGTGAAATCCTCCAGAGGCAATTCACTCAATTTTTTATTCCAATTCGGCAGTTCTTCAAATCCATAGCTTATGGAAGGGCTCACCCTACGACCAATCGTATTATCTATAAACAACTGCGCTTGATGCGCTTTCCCTTCAGCCAGGAAAATCACATCATAAACACTCTCTAAAGAGGCTCGCTCAATCTTGGTGATGTGCTGCAGCGCTGCGTCCAGTTCATCTGTAATCTCAAAGTCAAAAGGATAGGTATACTTTGCGAAAAATTTATCGATAAACCAACTGTTTTCTTCAATTAAGGTTAAACCCTTATCCTGAAGATCTAATTTAAATAAGGGATGTATGACTCTTAATATCATGCGCTTTGTTTATCGTGAATTCTAAATCGTACATATACAGACCGTTCTCACTGTCCTCGTTCGTCATTTTTGAAGCTTTTGGCACCAGATTGATCGTGTGCAAATCTTCAGTGATTAGCCAGGCTAATTTGCTCATATTGATTTCATCAATAAGCACCTGATTGGTTTTCGGAATCCAACCGGTATTGATCACCAAGCTCATTTCTTTTCGCGTGTCTACCCGCTGGAGTTCCTCGAGTAAATTGCCCAAGCGTTTAAAATCTTTCAATTCATATTCAGATTCAAAACGCCAATCACCGGTAAACTCCAGGAGCTCTTGTGTCTGATATTCGTTAAGCCAACAAATATGATTGCTCAACTGCTCATCAGGAAAAACAATAAACTCTTGTTTGATTTTTTCGCCTGCAGTCTGAAGCTCTACCCGAATGCGATCGCCGGGATCAAAATCAGAAAAGTGTACTAGTTGACCAAAAAGGTATGCAGAACCGCTCGTGATCTGCTGTGTGCTTACTTGCTGATTATTGCAAAAAACCACCAAGTCTGCCAAAAGATTCTGATTGTAGAAATTAACCAGGACCTTACTTTTACGCGTCACCCGCTGCACTACAGTTTCTGCCCGAAGAAGAGCTGCTGCACTAATTTCTTGAGCCGGTCTACGGCCGTCTAAAAATGCTTTATTTTGAATCGTTTCTGCAGTATCCGGAAGCTCGTAACTCGCATCTAAAAAAACCGGTGCATTGTAAATGATCAATCGCATATCATCAAGATCTTGCATTTTTGACAAAAGCCCGAAACGATTGAGTTTATCAGGTTTTATAAAAAGCCGCTTTACCACATCGCCGATGTGAAATTCTGCAGTGTTTTCGAAAAAAGCCAGTGCATAATCATTAATAAATGCTTGATTGATGCCTGTATTGGGATTGTAAATGACAGCTTCAAGCGTAAGACTGGCGAACGCATCATTATCAGCTGAATAAAATTTACTCAACGCTTCCTGATCGCGACACCAAACAACAGCACCATCCATATTGAAGTCTGCCGTTTCTGTCACCCGATGGGTAACAAAAACACGCACATCATCTACTGCAGACGAAATAACTATTTCTCCGGAATAGGTTCCCAAGGCAAAATTTGCAGAAGGTACCGGCTTTACAAAAATTCCCTTTTCACTTGAGCGATATTCCATCCAGTTGGGCACTGTTACCGTATAGGCAGACGGCGTATTTATCGTGATCTCCTGTTCTGCAGCTTCAAAAATGTTTCGGACCGCTCCAAAACTTATGTTTAGCGGATCTGCCTCTATAACACCCGTCAAAAGTTGATGTACCAAAACCTCATACAACTTACTCAAGCTGCTATTATTTATCGTTATATAATATTGAAGAGTTCTTCCCTCCCAATCAAGATTTTCGCAGTCTAATGCGATTGTAATCGCTTGGGAACCGGTACCGGTGTATTCTGTTATCGTTTCAGAATAGGCTTCATTGGCCACAAGGTTTCCTCCGGAAAGCTGCAGCACCTTATTTACTCTAATCTTAAACGCTGCGCCCGTATAAAGCTGTACAATAACGTCATCAGGATCCTGGCCGTTTTCTAAATAAGAAAAGGATACACGCTCCGGAACCTGCAGCAAATCATTTTGATCAATAACATTTACAAACAAGTCAAAAACTTTAGTCTCGAGTAAATACTCGACGCCATCGATAAGACCGTAAGCTTCTAATCTAAACCCACTACGGTAATGCGCTGCGCTTAATATTCCTATTCCGGAAAAAGCAATGCTGAAACTAACCTCCTGATTGTTTTCGGTTAACGCATAGCCTTCGGCATCTGTAACTAATTCACCAGTGATCGTGATGGCATCATCAAGCGCACTGGTGAATTCCCGAGGCTTGTATTTGATCAAGAAACTATCGTATTTAAAATCTAGATCTGCGGTGATGAAATCTTTGATCTGAAGATCAAAATTATGAGCTGCCGGCGCTGCTTCTCCTTCGACGTGTACAAGTGTATAACTCCCGCTATTACTGAATTTCCACGGAGTAAAAAAACTCTCCAGCGTCTCCGGAATATTATACCCGGTATCGGGATTGTATGGAATTTGATTTGGCATAATTTATAATTTATTCGAGACCACCACCGCCTCCACTATAGTCTTCACAAGGCACACCGTTCACATCGACTCCCGGAACCACCGTATCTGAAAAAATCACCTCAAAACGATACCCACTCATTTTAAAGAGAATTCGCGTCTTGTAGGCCTCCAGATCAGTCACTCCTAATTTGCTTACAAATTGATTGAGCACTATCCTGATATTCGTTAAATGCGAAGTCTTGAAAGTTATCGCTCCCACATCTCCAATAGGATCCAAGCCTTGGTAAATGCGCGACGCATCACCCGAGAATGCAAACGCAGTAAGCACAGGACCATTCTCCTGATCAATAAGCGTACACATACGGTTGCACGCAATATTTAATTTTGCGTCTGCAAAAACATTGTTGTCAGTAAAACCGGTTATCACATCACTTGCTACCGCCATTAGAATTGATTTTTATTACGCAGACGGTCATAGTCTGCAATATCTTCCTTCATTTTTCGCGCATTTTCATAATCGCGCTTGAGGTAAGCGACAAGACCATCACGCTCCAGACGCTCCATAATCTCAGAATTTCGATTGAGCGCTGCTGCAAACAACAAATAGTCTTTGCCCGCTGCAGTACTATCTCCAGTATTAAAGCTTGGCTGTGTTGTACTGCTCTGATAGTAACCATCTGCAAAGCCTTTAACTCTGCCGAGCTCACGATACAATGAATCTTTGAAGCTTTCACTAAAATTGGCGTAATCCTGACCGTTGATGATCATCTCCGGTCGGGTCTTACCCTCTTCACCGGCCATAAATACCGTAGGAAAATCAACTAAGCCGCTGCGGCTTTCACCTCCAAAGCGGGCTTTAAACGGCTTTCCATCCTGCTCTCTGGTGACGTTGTATAACCCATCCTGATAGCCTTTAACCGGCATAGGTGTTGATAATACCGTAGCTGCTTGCAATGCCCCTAATGCAGTTACTGCAGCTGTTAAAATACCTGCCGTTATAGGCTCTGGAAATCTTTTCCAAATTGCCATAATAGCTTGTGCAGTATTCCAAGCTATATTTGCCAGTGCCATTGCGCGATCGCGTTTTGCCTGTTTAACTGCGATTTCGGCTTTTTTCTTTTCAAGCTCAGCCTCACTGGCAGCTATCGCTGCGTCATACTGCTTCTGGCTGATCAACCTGGAGTCTAATTTTTGCTTAAGGATACGCGCTTCTTCCGTCTGCTTTTGCTCGAACTCTTGTACTTGCTTTGCTTCCTTAGCAGACATCAAATTTGAATATTCCTGATACAAAGACATTGCCGCATTGGTAGCACCTCGTATTAATTCAAATTTATAACCGGCCTGATCGAGATTATCTAAAGTTTGCTCCCATTGCGCAGCCGTCATTCCAAAAATGTCGACGTTTGCTGTGGCGTCCCCTAGAGAAAATTCGTCTAAACCATTACCTGACACATCATTTTTAGCTGCTTCGAGTTCTCGTAGTTTGAGTACCAACTGATCAATAAGGGCTTGCATTCGTGCCGCCTCTTCATTAGATAGCAGCGATAAGTTGACACCTTCAAACTGTCCACTTTCGGTGATGAGTTTTAGCGCTTGAATGACCTCTTTAACGTGTGCCTGCTCAGCCTCCAGATCTTCTTGCCGGTGTTTTTCTTTTAAACGCTCTTTGGCCTTCTCATTGTTACCAACAGCGTTCAGCTCCTCCTGCTGTCTAACCTCACGCTCAGCCGCCTGTTTTTTAAAAGTTTCCTCCATCAAGGCCAGGTCTTCCTGATAGCCTTTTTCTATTAAGGCACCCTTGTCGTACTGAAACTTTTTAGCCTGCATTGCTTCCTGCTTTTTAAGGCTCTCATTGATGGCAAGCTCCTCTTTACTTAGATCTTCTTTATCAATTTTCTGCTTTTGAAGATCTTCCATTTTCTGGCGGTGCTGTTCCTCGAGCTGAGCCAGCTCCCGCTGAAAATTGTCCTGAATCAAACTATTTTTCAGTTCGTTTTCCTCTCTTTGTACTTTTAAAAGTTCTTGAGATATACGCTGGGCTTCTTTTAGTTTAGCATCATCTTTATCGTCACCGGGTACGTCGAACGTATTTACAAATTCTTCTTCCGTCAAAGCTGCATCCGGATTTTCTTTGATGTATCCCTTATACGCTTCTTTAGCTGCTTCCAATTCTTTTTTAGTAAATGAAATTGCCTTTTGTTTACGCTGTTCTGCTTTTGCAATTGCATCTGCAGCCGAGTCAGCTATATCACCGAAGTTCTTTATTCCTATCCACAGTTGATCATACCATTCCAAATGGCTTTCTAGCGAAGCATTTTCTTGCTCCATTAATTGTTTGCTTTTTATACTGACCTGATCTGCCAAAAATTGAGCCTCAGCCTTTTTTTGAAGAGATTCTATGTATTTATCTAATGCAACCTTACCCCTTTCTAAAGCTTCCTTTGTTAGTTCTAAATCCTTGTTATAGTTTGGAACTATTCTGTTTAAAGCTTCAACAGCCTTTTTCCTAGCTTCCTCACTTGCCGTTTCATCTTCAACTACCTCCCGTAGTGTATTTACTTTTTCAATTGCCGATGCAGTTCGCTCAGATGCCTTATTCATCGCATCATTCAAAAGCTCTTGTGTTGTTACAGCTATTTTTGCTTCTTCACGAAATGCAAAATATGCAGCGGTTAAAGTGGCTACGGCAGCAAGAATTAAACCGATAGGATTCAGTTTGGTAACAGTATTAAATATTCGCATAACAGCAGTTGCTCTGGTTATCTGCCCTGTAATTGCAAAGTATGCTGCTTTTAAAAGCATTATAGCACCTGTACCTATCCGTGCGGAAATTGTCATTGCCTTTTGCGCAACAGTATATAATAAAGTTGACCGATAAGCAGCTTTAGTCCAAAGCTCGGTGATTCGTAGCGCTGCATTGTAGCTTTGAGTAGCAATTAGTGCTATTGCTAAAACCCTGACTAAAAAATATAAGAAATCTCTGAACCTACGAACGCTACCACTAGCGTCGTCGGTTGCTCCTATAAATTTGCCAAACCACTCTGTCCCTTCTGTAAGCCATTCTACAACAGTTTTATTTACAAAAACTCCTCTGATGCGTTTACTTATTTTCTCCAGTGTAGCTGCAAAGTTGTTGTTCTTGATGTTATACTCGTCAATCAAGGATGTGCCTTCAGCCATTGCTTGGTTAGAAAGTTGAAGTCTGTCCCTAAACAATTGTAAATTATTGGAAATTGCTCCTAAAACTTTATTCGCACCGTCAGCATTAACACCTATGTAGTCAAGGATTTTAGAAATATCAGTGGGGTCTAAGCCTTTCAAACCTTTAGAAAATTCCATTAGGAACTCTAAAGGATTAGCATTGATCATATTCTCCACTTCCTTAGCAGAGATTCCCATTACTCGAGCAAATTTGTCAGTCTCAGTTGAGGCTTGTTTTAAAAATATGTTATAGGCTCTTGAAGCTACCTCTGCCTCAATACCGCTTTCTTCAAATGCTGCTCCTAATGCCAACGCATCAGAAATTGCAGGCTTTAAAGCATCAGGAAGCGAACCTACACGAGTAGCAAAATTAGCGATGTTGATTTCTGTTGCTACACCATCTGCGCCCAACTCATTTATTGCTGATCCTATGGCGTTGTAAGCTTCGTCAACACCAAGATCTTTAGTCTCTTTAAAGAGCAATTTGAGTTTACCCAGTTTACTTGCGGTCTCTTCAACACCACCTGGAAAAGAATCGCCAAGGGCAACAACGGCTTTGTTCATTACTTCAACGAAATCTGCGATCTCTTCTTTGGCAATACCTATGCGACCGCCTTCCTCTGCAATTTTTAAGAGATTTATACGATTGGTTCTAGTCTGGAGCAACCCAAACGACTTCGCCAGATCTTCAACTTCGCTTTTTGCCAAACCTGTTGTCTTTTGGACATCAGAGATGGCATCAGCCATTTTACCGTTGAAATCAATAAACTCCTGAATTTTAAAAACAACGCCGGTAAGAACAGCAAGGAATGAAGCTCCCAGAGCAGCATAACGATTAAAGCCGTCCGCAAATTTTTGCAAGCCTGTTTTGGCATATTTAGCGCTGCCATTAAGCTTATCCATTTGCGCTTTAACAGCAGCTAATTCACTTTCCCACTTTTTACGCTGATCAGATCCAGGAATTGCATTTCTAAGTAGAAGATTTAAACGGCTTTTTTCTCGTACTAGCTGCCCGTAAGTAAGTGAAGTGAGTCCGATTTGCTTTTGAAGTTCAAGCATTCTAGCTTTATTCTCCCGAAGTGCAATGTTATTTTTCTTGATCTGCTCTGTAGCCTCCTTATACTCTTTGCTATTTTTTTTTCCAGCTAAGTCTAACCGATGCTTTTCAGTCCTTAAGGCTTTATTGGTAGCTGTTAACTTCCTTGTGGATTTCTCAAGATCGAGTAATTCCTTTTGCGCTTCGTTGCCATTAACAACGATGCTAAAGCGCATTTCTTCATCAACGATACGTTTTACCATTCCCTTTCTCGATTTGAAAGGGTAATACTAAGGATAGGGCTTGGCTTAAGTTGTGACAGGCTCGAAGGTGCCGTCTATGAGATAAGATGCATAGCGATCCTCATCAACGAGGACAAGCATTTGATCTTCGAGAGACCAAAGGGAACCTGCTTCTACATATTCGCCTTCAAGAGAAGTAAGATCTTCTAAATTTCGGTAGTGCTTTGCCATCTTTTGGTAGACCCGCCTTCAGGTTTGTCCAATAAATCCTAACAACGTAGGAGGTACCACCGGGTTGCTTACCGATGAACCTAGGAAGGCGGGATTTGGTTACCAAATCAAGCCTACGTTGTTATTTTAAAATTTATTGGACGTGGTAAATGTAGGGAAAAAAGGGGAGTAATAAAGTTCAATTTAAAAAGACAAATACTATGTATTTCATCGAAAAAAATTATTACAGCGCTCTAAATCAATGAAAAAAATTAATTTAGCATCCCCCCTATATGTAATAAATGATATTTTATTTCGTTAATGGCAAGAAACAATAAGAGCAAAAAAAGAAATAACTCTTACAGACCTAATTTCTGGGGATTTTTACAAAATGTTCTCATAGCATCAATGAATAAAGGACAGCTTCCTGTAATGGGTGTTATAGTTGTTTTTATAATCATCTTGCTTAAATACCCCTCAGATGAACTACCTGAACTACTCAAGGGAATTGTATCTATAAGCAAGATTAACAGTATTTTAGGTTGGATATTATTTACAATAAGTACATTTACATCGTATTTTTTGGTAAAATGGCAACGGAAAATTCATACAAAAGAAATTCAAAGAATTTCAAATGAAAAGAGACAGCTACAGCAAAAACTCTCGACTGAGAGACTACCTTCAAGTAACTAATTAATAACTTATGGAATCAATAGTATTTATCACAATATTCCTGGCACTTTGGCATTTCTTTTATGAAGGCGTACTGGCTCCTTCTTTAAGGCACGGCCTTCGATATAAGCTTTTTGAGTTGAGAGACCGACTAAGAAACTTAGATAATTTAACTAGTCAAGATTCTGACATAAAGTATCATTTAGATCATTCAATTTGTAATATTATAAATTCTATGTCCTTCTTGAACTTAGCGCAATATTTCACAGTTCGCAAGGCTATACATAGTGATGCTAAGCTTAAAAATAAACTTGATGAAGTGCACACAGAATTTTCAAATACTGAGGATCAACAACTGCAACTTATTTATCAAGAAATGAACAAAAGAGGTTTCACCGCCTTAGTCATAAACCACGGAGGTTGGTTTCCTTATTTAATACTACCTGCTTTCATTTTAATTGTAGCTCTAGTGGTTACGCACCAAGCTGCTAGATTAAGAAATACAATAATGAAAGTTGTATTTAGATTGATCAACACATCTGAAAGATTTGAAGACAATCAAGAATATAACCTTATTTGATTATTTTCACCCCTTACATAATTAAAGTTCCAGCGATGGAGCTTTTTTTATTTAGAACTATTTTTCTCTAACTCCTTCATATCTGCCTTCACCTGCTCGGTAAAGCCAAATGAAATACCACGTACGATATTATTGGCGTGACCGTACATAATACTATTGTGCACAGGATAGTTGCGTTTTTTGATCTTACCCGCACGCGTGTTTCGGGTTTTCATATCTACAAAACGATGTTTCAGCAGGTGTTTAACTTCCAGTATAGTTCCTTTAACATCAAAGCTGCGGTTGTTCTTCCAGTCGGTTGAGTTGAACCTGGAGAAAATCTTGTCTTGCGCTTCTGCAATTTCGCGGGCTTCTTCCTCAAGCACCTTTGCTATAAAGCGCTTTTCTAACGCACTGTCAGAATCGGCACGTTTTTCAAAAATATTCATAGTTTAATTTTTCCTGCGTGAAATAATACCACAAGCGCTGTGGTTAAGTTCATTTCCTTGCGGCGGTAATCCCTCACCTTAACAGAAGTGATGCCCAATTTATGATGTACCGCGCGTTCTTCTAAGATCGCATTAGCTTCGGCAATCAATGTTGCCTCTCTGTTTTCTTTTTCCTGATCGCTCAGGATCTGCTTTGATTCTCCCATACAATTTCTAAAAATCAGACTTCATTTGAAATAAAATCATCCAACCGTTACAGCTACTGAAGTATTTCACGGGCTCAATACTAATGGAGCTAACCTCTAGAAAACTCATCAACCCACAATTACCCTGATGCGCTTCATAGTCGGCAATCATAAGATTTCTTACTTCATTGGCCGCGGCTTGTGTCCTAGCAAACACATCCAACCATTTCTCGTGGCTACTGGATGCCGAGTAATCGGTTTTCTCGAGCACCATAAAGCCCATCATATCGCGATCCTGATACATATCATCACGGCCAAATACCTTTTGCTCAGGAATACCCGCATACAACATTATCTTATCTACTGCAGCTGATCGCTGTTGGAGGTCCTTACCAATATCATCGTTGTCCACTAGCACACGATGAAAGTTGATAGCCTCCACGCGATTGCGTACAGACTCGATATAGCTTTCTAATTCAGGAATCAGTACCATTATTTAAATAATTTGTTGAAATCAGTTACCCCTAAAACTGAACACCATTTTAGATATTTCATTAAAGTAATGTTTGAGTTTCCATTTTCATATCTCGAGATGCTTTGCTGCTTTTCCGAAAGTTTTTCCGCCATTTCCGCTTGGGTTAAATTAGCAGTTTCTCTTAATTTCTTTACAGGGTTCATTTTCTAGTTTTAAATTCTTCTACCATCCCCTCTAACAGAATAATTTTTCTTAATATTCCTATTTGATTATCACTATAATATATGTTTGATTTTTTTTGATTCCTCGGAAAAATCACATATTTCTTGCTGCAAATCATCAATATGAGCGGCTAAAAACTTAGCTCCCATAGCATTAGCTTGATCAAATCGATCATCTAAAAATTCTGAATAATACTCGATTAAATCTAAAAAAGCATTTTTCTTAGCCTTGGAAAGTGCTCCAAAAAAATCTTGATTACTTAGTTCTACTTTTAACTCTAGTGTTTCTTTTGAGATTTTCATAAATGTAAGTTTTGGTGTTTATTTTTATTTACAGTGTAAATATACACCAAACTTTCAAATAATACAACATATATGTTGTATTATTTTTTCTTTTGTTTTTCACGTGCCTCGTTATCCAGGTCACGCTTCTTAATGTCATACATTCTGAGAATAATGGTCCAAAATGGAGCCTGCTCCACTTCATCCAGAGAGCCAAAAGCGGAAGTTTCGGCCAGCATAAAGGCGGTGCTCTTCATCCCAATTCCCGGAATGCGAGATTTGAATTTATCTTTTGATTCGATATAGAGAATTGAAAGGTCCAGTTCCCGACCTTCATAATGCACGGTTGCAGTTGCCAAATATTCCTGGAAGCTTGCAAAAAACAGGTAGAAGCCAAAAATATTACCCAAATAGATATGCCTTGCCATTCGCGCTCTTGTATCTACCCCGTGCTTATCAAATTTCTTTGCTTCTTTGAATTTTTTAGGCTGATAGAAAATCGCCCAAAGATTGTAGAGCAATTCCTTTTGCGGCTGGATGGCGTACATCGCAAAGATGTTGAGTGCATCTACATACTGCCCAAAAGTGATGTCCTCCATATGATCTGCAGGACCATAATATTTTTTGAAGCGGTACCGAACTTCCGATATCGCATTATGCACATACTCCTGACGAATCACAATAGGATCTGTTTTCTTTTCCCGTGGTTGAAAAAAAGAATCTAAATACGTGCTGATCTGGTAGATGTTTGCATTTTTCTTTTGCTCGAGCTCTTCATCCTTATGCTCATCAGCACCCTTCAAATTAAGAAGCCTATACACTGCTAAATAGCGTAGCTGCTCATAGTCTATACTTCCGTAAAGATAACGGTAGAACAAATCGGCCATCTCTGCAAATTGCCTGGCATCACAATAAGCCAGATGCTGCGGCACATCCCATTTAATTCCGCGATCAGGGATCTCTATCAAATGATACCCCTGTGCTACTTCCATACCAATGATCGTGTTAAGCGTAAATTGCAAGCACGCATTTGCTCTCCAAATTGCTTTTGAATACCGTTGTAAACCTTCAGTTTACTGATACCTTTACATGGAATGAATGCACTTAAACAGCCTATATGATAATGCTTAACCATATACGCATCTACAGCAAGACGTACACCTTTCCGCTCTGCTTCAACATCTACAACCGCCTTGTCTAACTTGCTGTTAATGCGATCTATTTTTGAGGGGAAAATACTGCGGAACTGGATCTGGAGATAAATAAAGAATTGTTTCATTTTTGATTTAATTATGTTGATGCAAAATTGTCATCGTCATCGAATAGCCTGAAGCCGTCGTCTTCTTCATCCTGATGAGGATCTTCCGGTGGAGTTACTAAGCGCGTCATTTCACTTTCGATCCGGGAGAGGATCTCCATCGCATCTTCTTTGAATTTGGTACTCGCGTGTTGTGTCTGTAAGCCTTCCGGAACCTTGGTTGATCTAATACTCTCACGCTCGCTGGTGTAGCGCTGCAGTATACCTTCCGGAAGTAGATTGACAGAAAGTCGCGGCATCGCCCAATGCAAGGACCAATACACCGCAAATTCTTTGATCAGATCAAACAGATCCTGATCCTCATTTGGAATTGCAGTTCCTGCAAGATGCAATGCTTTGAGCCCATCAAACTTTTCGGTGCCCAAAACCGGCTTTATGTGGCGCTGCTCTGCCTGGCGAAGACCGGGACTGAGCTTCATAAGCAGCAACCTAGAGTGAATAGGGAAATATTCTTCAAAGTCTGCAGTGGTGCAAACGAAGTACTTCCTTATAGTCTTATATTGAATCGTCTGCTTGAAATTTGTATCGTCAAACAAAAAGTCGAGCAACTGATCAACTGCACGATAATACTTACGCTCATTCGCCTCATTGTTACGCTCGATCATCCATTCAAATGGACGTGCCTGCTGATCATCGGTGCGCAACATTCGCCCTTGATTGGTATGCTGCAGATCCTTGGACGGTGCGACCAATCGATACGTATTCATTGCTATTGGGTAACGCATCAAGAGCAACTGATCATTCTCAGCAGCTGAGCGATTTTCCTTTTCAAAAAGTGTCACCCATCGATCATACGTTGGTTTACCGACAAAATCGATCATTTCACGTGTAGCACTGGTAAGATCTGATTTTACACTTTTGAAATTTATGTCTGCATCGACAAAGCCTAACAGTTCACGAAATTCTTGAGCAAAGGTTTCTTCCTTGAATAATAGTATCATTTTGCAGCTAGATTTTTATGCCGATCGTTCGGCGTTTTATCTTCCTCACGCTTTCCGGCTTCGTGATAGAATCCCATTTTCAAGCCTTTATTTGGGAAATTAGCGCGCAGCGCGTAGTTGATAGGTTTCATTACCACCATCTCCGGAATATCGACACCAGTAAGCAGGTAGTTCTGCAATGCATACAGCTGCTCAGAACCGCTATCGCTCTTACCTGCTTCGCTAACATTTGCCAGAGCACTGTGAATTGAGATATTGGCAGAAAGTGCATAGTTGGCGTGCTTGCTGATGCTCAGCTGCGCTTCGATGAAGTCTTTAACTTTCTGATCAAGCACATTGATTTCCCAACCCTGCTCGATTAAGGAAGTACCTTCATTATTAAGTACCTTCTCCGTATGAAAGAACTTACCGGTGTTTTCATCACTGGCCAATGTCTTCGAAATACGGCGGAGAAAATCGCGCTTGTAATCCTCCAGCATTGATTCTTTATATATTTTGGTTTCCTGCTGGCACTTGCGCTCAAGCATTTCACGTTTACGGTCCCAGTACTCAGCCGGTGACTGAATGTGATACTTGATGTTCATACTGTTTTTACTCAGCGCTTTCAGTATGAGGGGAATTGCAGTAGATCTTCTTAACCACTCCAGAGAACCGTATAGTTTCGGTATGGCGTAATATTCGGAGCAAAAGGTATACAGACTAGAATAGAAGATCGAAGTCTTGGCCGCAAAAGGATTTT